TGAGTTTGGAAGATCTTGCCTTCGAGAAGGTCAATGATCTGTGCTTCGCCGTTGTTTTTGGCTTCTTCTAAACCGTTGATCGTAACAGTAGCTGCATACTGTCCCCAGTTGTACTCAGCAGCAGAAATGCCTGTCTGAGCAGTCGTGGCGATAGTGTCAACACCTGAATACGATGCGGCGGTGTCATTCGCCCCATAGATAATAGGAACAACGATCTTTGCGCCACCACTCACTGTTCGCATCGTTGACGAATTTGTCAACGCATAAAACAATGGGCGAGCCGAAAAGACGTTATCTACTAGCTTAGGAACGTAATTGTTGAGAGTCGTAGTCAGAATCTCATCAAAATTGCTGTTACCAGCCATTTGAAATTACTCCTAAAGGTTAAGTGCCTAATTGCTGTTTTGCCAGTTCGAACGCTTCTCTAATACTGGTAGCAGTTTGCGGAGCCTGAATTTGGGTTCCCGCTTGGGTTGACCCGCCAGGTGTGATAACAGAAGCAGAGCGTTTCGTTTCCGTAATGTTGCGCTCTTCTTGTAACTTGTCTGCCGTCGTTTTGACATCGTTGAACTGCCAATGTGCGTATGCTGCATCAAGATTTGAGATCTTATGCTTCACCGCATGATTCAACAATTCACGTCTATCAAAGTCTCCGTACTGCTCTTGCAGTTTTAGAACCTCACGGTCCACTGATCGCTGACGTTCAGCAGCTTCTTGCTGCTCCATTTTGGCTTCAAGTAGTCGAAGTTTCTTTTCCGTTGGGTCCAGATATTCGTCATCCTCAAAAGAATCGCCACCAAGGTCCACAGAAACATCAAGTGTTTGCGCTAACGCTTGAAGAGTAGCCTTAGGGTCTGCCTCGAGGGCAGATACGATTGCTTCCGCTTGCTGAAGCCGATCACGTTCAGCCGAAATTTCCTGCGTTTTGCGGGTATAATCCGCTTGACGCTGGTAACCGTTTTGAAGTTCGTCCAAGGTGACCTGATGCTCTTCGCCATCAACTTTGATGACATAAAGCTCTCCAGGTTCTTGTGGAACTTCGGGTGCAGCATCAAGAGTGTCCTCGTGGACTGATTCCTCTGCTGCTTCTTCTAAATCGGGCACACGCCCCTCCTTGAGTCCAAATGGTTGCTCACCCGTAAGATTCAAGGTGTCCCACTTAGAGTGAAGGAAGTTCCATACCCATCTGATTTTGTAGCTGCAACAAGAGTTCTGGCGGTATACCACCGGTCGGAGCGAACGCCCCACCCTGCGGAGCCATCGCGTTAGGCGCTACCATCCCAGGCGTAGGCGCAGCCTCCTGAGGTGGAACTTGGCCTTCTTCCGCAGCGACAGCCTGATCGGGTGCCTGCATCAAGAACTTCTCGGGATCTTTTATTCCGAAACCCGACTCGAGAACATGCACAGCTAACGCTTGTGGGTCTATAACTGTTCCCACGAGTGGCCCTATAGCGTTCATAAGTGAAATTGCTTGCTGTTTACGGATCGTGTCGTTCATTGGTTGCGTTGAACCAGCCTGAACAGAGAAATCGTATTCACCGATAATGTCGTCACGACTGTAATCAACAAACATATCTTCGCCACTGATAGTGACTCGAGCCATCTGGTTGCCGGTCATAAACTGTTGCATAAGTTGAAGAACTCGACGGGCAACAGAAGAAACACCGATCTCAACGATCGCTAACTTGTCGGCTGCACGAGCATTCTGGGCGTCAGCAATAATGCTAGCTTCGGTAGCTGTACGCCGTATTTCGGGCATTGCGCCTCGCGCATACTCGGAGATACCTGAAACAGTGTTTATGTCCTGTTCAATAATGTCGGAGTACGCATAAATTTCGGGACTAATTGGGACTTGCGGCATCGGAGCAACCACCTCAGAAAGAGGCTTGTTTTCGTCCACTACAGGAACCATACGTCCATCGTCTTCAGACTCGAGAGCTTCGCGACCTTCAGGACCAAAAGAACGCTCATGGTACAAGTATTTGCGTGCGTAACGTTTCCTGTCGTTCATCAACTGGGAACGGGTCTTATCGAGCTCCAACTGAAGACTTTCGATGCTTTCCAGATCACCGATAGGATAAAATTGGCCTGGAACATCATAGTTTCTGAGCATCGTGAAAGGATGCCCATAAGCGTACGGCATTGGTAGCGGATCTATAAGGAACTCTTCGCCACCCTCAGCGTACACCGCAACCGAATTTAACATCACATCATAAAATTCCCAGATAACAACCTGATCCTCGAGGAACTCCCAACGGTCGTCGAGAGTTGCGTAAGTATCCTGATTCAAATTGTAAGAACCATTAGCAACAAGCCGTTTCCTCGCAGAAGGCTTATATTTTGGGTCTATCTGTGCTTCCGCTAAAGGCCGTGTGATTCGTTGAGCGATCCATTTAGCGTCCTCAATGCAAGTCGCAGCGGGGTCCACAAACATGTCGAACGGCGATATTCGTTCAACGAACGGCTGATCCTCTACGACACGCATCACTGTCGATGGAATGTTCGCAGCAAGTTCTTCAGGGGAAGGTAAAGAACCGGCAAGACTTGGGGTTTCTGCAGCAAACGCATCAACCTCATCCAATGCCGACCCGAACATGTTTACCCGTTCGTCCTCCGAAATTGATTGCTCCTGTTCCACGAACTTCCAGCCGGTTTTAATCCAGCCGTGCCCAAAGATCAGAAAATCTTTTACCGCCCGCCTAAACGGTGTCCGAAAATCATGATGTTTCCATAGATAGTTTGCTACTGCTTCAACAAAAGCTGCACGGTCACGGTTCTCTGGGTTAGTGGCTTGAACAACAATTTTCGGATAGTTCACAGCGACACTAGGCGCTATCACATTGATAGTGGAAAACGCTAGATTGACTGCAATCAGATCAGACTTTGTGGTCGTAGTCGAAGGCCAATGTTTCCCCTTGTAAAGATCAACTAGCCGATTCCAGGTTCGCTCATAGGCTTCCTGTTCACGCCAACGCTGACACTTCTCAACTCGTTCAGTGTATCCCTCGAGTTTTTGTTGCCGCGTTTTTCGAGCCATATTAGAACTCGACCTTCCCTGGGAGTTTATCTATATTGCGTCCAGTTGCCGTGGCCTCAGCAAAAACTTTCGCTTCACGTTCGCGCTTCGTCAACCCCTGCTCATCAGGAGGCAAAATCGACTGATACCCCTGTCCTGTTGACACAGTAACCGATTTTAGGCGCAAATGGCGTTCATAGAGCTCTTCGAGTTCCGTCAAAGGAACGGCTTCCCGCCGTTCAAGAACGTACTCAGCGAACTCTTCGAACGTGGCCCCGTCGTGTAGGACCGGCACGATCAGCCAGCGTCGTGGCCGCGAAGATCAGGTTGTTTCCCAGGTTCTACCTTACCGGTAATACCGTGCTGGTTTCTGGGCGTGTCACGCACACTTGTCTGACCGTAACCGCCGGTTTGGTTAGCGTACTTAGGGCCATCCATCCGTTGATCTGGGCTTTGCTCGCCACCTGGACGCCAGATAGGGTTGGCTGAAACACTTCCACCGCGTTCCAGTTTATTGTTCTTGCCCTTTGCGCCATCTATGGTACCGCCAGGGGTCTGAGCGATATTTCTTCCCATGTAAACTCCAATAAGTCGACTACCCACCAGGTCAAGGTGTCCCACGGATAGAGTTTTGCCCTATTTGGGTAGAAGGCGCCTCATTAAGATCACTCCCAGCAAGGCGAGCAAACCAGTTAAGAGTCCAATAATCATCATGTTTTTCAACATACTCAGGTGCATGAGCGTACTTTCTCATCTGGTTAGCTAAAGCTAACGCCATCACACGGTCATCAAACGGGGAACCAGACATGCCGCCACGCTCATTACGAACAAACGTCCGCAACTCAGCCAACGTATGTTTATCGTACAAAACAAGTTCGCTGTTTCGTAAAGCAGAACTCAACTCGTCGATCATCAACGGCTTAGAAGTCCGAGTCGTCTTCCACCCGTACTCCTGAGACACCCGATTCGACACCTGATTCAACGCTCGACGGCGAAACAGCCTCGGATACCCCAAATGCCGTAACTCTGTGATCGTAGTCAAACCGTGATTGTTTGACTCCACACAACACAACGCATCCAAATAGTAAAGGCCCACAGAGTGAACTTCTTCAGCAAGCTCATCAGGTGCTATATGTCCGTGCCAAATAGCTGACTGTTCCCCAGTATTCACATCCAAAACCTGTATCACACTGTAATCCCCATGTTTCAACCCCTCAGCCGTATCAACACCCATCACGTAGGCGTGACGAGACTCAGGTTCCTCAAAAACAGTGAACGTCATCTTCGAAACTCCACATGGTTTCCTTTACGCCACATGTAACCCTCGAAGCCACGCTTCACTCGACGCGACATCTCATCCAAAATATCGAGATCAAAAACAGGGTTACCTGACTTAATGAACGCCTCCTCAGGGGTCGTCGGATACTCCTGTGCAAGCTGCCACGGCAGCATCGACTCGACCTTACCCTGATACCACGCATCACCACGATCCTCAGTAGCAGACCACGGAAAAAACATTGGACTGAAATTGTTGGCCCCAGTTGTGGACCCCACCCAAAGATCATGAAAAAAGTTTCCCGAACCATTAGCGGTACTTAGGCCAATGATACGGCCACCCACGTCAGCCACAGGCTCTATCGACGCCCACGCTTCCTCAGGGTTAGGTAAGAAAGCCCACTCGTCAACCACAATAAGTGTCGCTGACTCGCCACGGGCAGGATCTGAAGCAGAAGGCATCGACGTAATCTGGCTTCCATTATCGAAACCCATACGCTGCTGATGCTCAACCAAAGACTTAGGTCCACGGTCCTTCATCCACTGCGGCAAATGCTGGAAACCGTACTTAGTTTTACGAAGCAACAGAACAGCTTCACGCTCAGTACGAGAAAGATCAATAACGTTCTGGTCATCCCTAAAAAAAGCTAACCAAAACTGGTGAGCAGCCACCAACGTCGTCCACCCAATCTGACGGGCCTTCAACGTCAACGAATACCGTTCAGCCTGCCATTCCTTCAACGCAGATCGCTGCGCCTCACGCAACCTAAACAAAATACGGCCATGAGCCGGATGAGCAATGGACCAGTAGTTCTCTAAGAAGTAGACTTCATCACGGCGACATTTACGCCACTCCACTTCAAGTTTAAGTTCATCGAGTCGAGACATGCTTACTAACCACTACTGGTACGTCCCAGAGGCTTTAACCCCACAGCAATGCGACGGCATTCAGCACGCCGCAGCCGCAACCGAACAAGTTGAGGGATTCCACTTCGGGCATGACGAAAACCACCGAAACTCGCAGATCTCCTGGCTTTACGACCAGAACGCAACTGACCTAATCGCTGCACAAATACGTCAAGCCAACATAGAAGCAGGATGGCGATATGACCTGCAGGCCACAGAAGCCGTCCAATACACGCGGTACCAGCCGCAAGGATACTACCGCTGGCATGTCGACGGAAACCAAGATCATTACGCTGCCCGCAAATTCTTGACAAAAGTACCACACCCCATCCCACTAAACGTGACATCATCCCCAGAGCTCCAAGGACTCGTACGGAAACTCTCAGCGACAGTCAACCTATCACATCCAGAGCAATACAAAGGCGGCCAACTACAGATCCGCTGCTACGACCGGCTCCACATCTTCAACGACGCGCCTCGAGGATCAATGGTTATATTCCCCAGCTTCATGGACCACCAAGTCACAGCACTCACCGAAGGTGAACGGCACAGCGCAGTGATGTGGTACAACGGACCCCCACTCCGTTAACAACCCATATCTTTCTTCAACCGCTCCCACACAGCCCACTGCCCCTCAGTCCACGTGTGGTCAATAGCGCTATACAACTGGCTGCACTGCGCCCCAAAACCTGTACCAGCAATCAACGCAGGCGGCTCCTCAACAACAACCTCTTCCACACCGAAAGGCCACCACATAAGCAGTCCACCAATCGCTGCCGCCAACGCGACACCCGCCGCAACAATAGCCTTAACAATCTTCCTAATAGCCTCAGACCAAACATCTGCCCTCTCAGCCACATCCTCTATCGACAAACCAACCCCCTACTGGCATGAGTCACACACCTCATACCCGTCAACCGAACACTCAAAAACGGTGTCATCAGCAAACGGATCAAGCTCAGGACGCTCCCCCATTAACTCAGGGAAATCCTCAAAAACTTCAACCAAACCACCCTCATTCACCGTCACTCCGAAGGCCATCTAACAAACCCTCAAGCTCCGCAACCAAAGCATCATCACTCAACGCCGCAGCCTCAGCCTCATCAACCACCAAAGTACGCTTCGGCGTAAACTTATCAATATACTGCAAATACAAAGACGCAGCCTTCACATCCCCCTGAGCGGCCTCACGATACACGGCATCAATAACCGTCTGCACACGCTCAACATGAATATTTAACTCGGCAGCACGAGCCTCCCACTCACGCCTAAACCGCGGATCACGTTTCCAACGACGCAACGAATCCTCATGCACCCCATTCAAAGCAGCCCACTCCTTCTGAATCCCAGGCTCACGCTCAGGACCCAACAACAGCCACTCCAAAAAGTTCTTCCACAACTCAGGCATCACCTGCACACCCGTATCAGGATCAGTTTTCCAACCCTTACCGCCACCATTCTGAGGCATCCAAAACTCCGTTCGTCACAAACCAGCCGTCACTGTCCCAACACAAACCAGCAACAGATGTGGGACACTACCCTGTAACAGATAGCAGCACGCGCTCTCTGGTGGCCGGCGGCCACAGAACCACACACCCATCCAAGAAGCCAAGAAAAAGGAACTAAGGCGCACTGTCCCTAGTTATCTATACATATGCGGGCGGGCGGGCGCCGCCCCCCCTAGGGGTGCCTTGGTGGATGCGATGACGACTAATTAATTGGTATCGCCGCCAGCTACCCTGTCGACGCTCCGCTGCCCTGGGTCAAATTGGTCCCCAGGTCGATCGATTGAGGCACCAGGTCGCCAACACATACTCCTTACCTGTCTCAATCGGCGTCGAGCGGTTTCGCTGCAAGCTCGCTCCAGGAGCTTGACCTGAT